TAAACAATGCTTCGTCTAAGATTGTTTGGTTTACCTCGTTTTGGATTCTTTCGTTCTTAACAGTTTCTAATGCGCTCATTTTGCGTGAGATTGAAGCATCAGAAATCTTATACGCTCGACTCATAGTTCTAAAGTAAGCCTTAGCTTCAGCAGAGCCTTCAAAGCTATCAGCATTGCTAAGTATAGCTCTATTAACTTCCTCAAGCTCATCAAGAGAAATAGCATCAACATTTACCAAAGACTTAGCTTGTTCAGCAAATCGAGCCTCAATAGCTTGACGTTTGCTATCTCTTTTTTCGTTATCGGTAATTCCCTCTAAGCTTCTAATGGCATCAGCATAAGATGAACCAAGCTGCGAGATGTCGGTTGCAGCGCCAATAGCACCGAGATAACCAGACGTAATTTGAAGTGCAGAATTTAGTTCAGCAGCCGCAGTGCCAGATAGCGCAGAGTTTCTACCTTTTAAGTTTGTAACAAGATCATCGATGTCTTCTCTGTTCATACCGCCAACAAGATCACGAACAGGTGCAGGAAGATTGTTTACATCAATTGTTTCTACTGGCTTGCTAAGTTCATTAATAACAGAGTCAATGTTTGTTGACTCAAGCACAGGCTCAAGTTTCATTAAGAACAAACGCTCCACAGCTTCACTGCGAATTTCAGGGCTTTGATCTTTGTAAAGTCCGTTTAGCTCTTCGATAGTCATTGTCGGAGTCGGGAAGTTCTTCTCAAGAAACTCAGTATCTCTTGCATCAGCAATCTGTGTTTCTGTTTCCGCATCTAAGCCAAGAGCATCAACAATTTGTTTTCCAGAAGCCTCACCAGAAAGTGCTTTTAAAACATACTCTTTTAGCTTCGGGTCTTTGATGTGCTGATCGATAGCTGTTGGATTCAGAAGTGCTGCGCGTATCTGTGCTTGCTCTACCTCTGTTGCCCCAACATAAGTTTGGGTTAGAGTAGTGTTTGCTACTAAAGCATCGAAACCATAAGACAGCTCTTGGGCTTTTGTTACCTCAGCAATTGTGGCGTTCCCGCCAACATATTGAGTAAGAGCAAACTCATTCAGGTCAATAATATCTGCGCCCAGTTCTTCAGATACTTCTCCAGCCTTAATGCGTTTCTGAATGTTTATTGTTTTTAGCGCATAGTCTAATCGACTCTGTTTCTTTAATCGCGCTGCCGCAGCTTTACGCTCTTTTTCTTGAAGAGCGGCAAAGGTTTTTGAAACATAAGCCTTACCAGTTTCTTCAATATATCTGGTATAGAATGTACCTTGAGCCTCTTCGCTTCCCGCGTTGTACATCTGCTCAACGTAATCAGTCATTAGCTCTAGGTATTGCGCAGAGTTCTTTGCTTTATCTGCAAACTCAGAACCTTTTGTTTGAAGCTCAGTTAAAACTGAATCCTCAAAGCGGCGATCAATCATACTCTGATACGCTTCCGCAGCAATCCCACCAAAGTTAGATGGCGGCTTGTATGCAACAGGCATATTTGTTTTAGGATCAATTGCAGTAATCTCAGTGGTTGGAAGCGCAAGACCAGCTTGCTCACCAGCCTTCTGCGCATTCCTTGCCGCCTCTCGGTAAGCAATCTGAGAAATGTCTGAAGCAACTTCAGCTATTGCCTGACCAACTTTTGCACCGCCAGCATCACCTCTGACAACGCCAAATGGTCGATTGAATACTTGTGTACGCTGTCTGATAACTGCCATGATTAATACCTAGTCTGTGCATAAGCAGATACACCTTTAATCAGTGTACCAGCCGCTCGGATGTTTGCTGCCCTTCGCTCATTAGCTCCGCGCAACCGCTCTATACTTGCCCTCATATCAGCCGATAAGTTTGCAAACTGGGCTTGCTGTTGAATGCGCCCAACATCTTGCCCCAAGATTTCTTTCTGTCTTTCAAGGAAAGCCTGAACACTTCGATCCGATCCAATGTCTCGACCCATCGCTGCAAACGCTGCAATGTTTGTAGACGTTGCCAAGTCATATTCTTCTCTGCGAGCTTGCGCTGCTTGCATCGCCTGAATCTTATTCATCTCTTTTTCAGTGCCGATGTTAAACGCAGTAAGCTTTGCTTCTTCCTCTGCTGCGCGTCCCGCTGCTGCCTGACCCGCTGCTGCAACCCCTGCTGATGCTAAACTTGCTACCGCCGCTATTGCTTGCCACATTAGACTATCAACTCCGCTACTATGCCATTAACTTGCATTGAAGTTGGCTGATCTTGCTCAATAGTTACTTGAGGATTTCTGTTATATCCAAGCAACCTAACTTCTTTTTTACCAGTAAACTGCTCGCTTATTGCAGGTCTACTATTTACCTTCATTGATTTAGTTAACTTAACGTCAACTACAACATTCGTAATACCACGAATCTCACCAGTTGCAGGGCCATTCCCTAAACTAGCGTCAACAGGATTGCTGATTACTTTAGCTGTGTAATCTAGACCAGCATAAACAACACCAGAATAACCAGTAAGATCAATCTCATCAGATGAGTCTACAGTAAACTCACCAAGATAATTATTCTCATCGTCAACAACTTTGACAACATCACCATCTGCAAACGCTTGGCTTACATCAAGTTTATTGGCAGCAATCGTGCCAGATACATATTTATCAAGACCAACCTCGGCTTCAAACTCGCAAAGATGAAGTTGATTATCATACCAAATATTAGCAAATAAACGATCATGAATAGCAACAACAGAACAGAAGCTTCCATCTGTTGTGACTCGAGTCCAAGAAGCACGTTTTTCCGCACGGTTAGAGCTAAACAACGTCATGTCACCATTGCCAAGTGTAATAGCTGCATAAGAATCTGGTAGGCCAAACCCACTATGCACAACAGCCATACACTTAGGATCATCAATTAAATGGGAGGCAATCGTTGAGATCGATGTAGATGTGTATGCATCTTCACTATCAGTATAGAGATACTCCCGAACAATGCGACCACCTGTTTGCACAAAGATTGTTGCCCCATCAATTGATGCTGGTTGAACAAACTCAGAACCATAAGGTGTTTGTTTTCTAATCTGTGCATTGGTTGGCGTGATTGCTTGGTTAAGATATGTAGGAACATAAAGCTCACCAGAAGCCGTAAAGATTTGCAGGTCACGATTAGAAACCATGTAACGAATTTGGTTTACATCCCCAGTTGCAGCCACCAAATTAATTGAATCTGTGTCTTCTGCCTCTCCAACGTCATAGTTAAAGAAGCTTCCAATCTTAGACATCCAAATTGTATCTGGCTCTGCAAGCGTTCCACCAAAACACAAACGGTTTTCATGAAAGGCAACAGCCGCAGGATAACCCCTTACAGCAGACCAAGACTGCTCATCCCACTCTAATGTTGGGGCATGAGATACAATCTTTACATACCCGCCGCCATCTTCTGCACTTGAAGCAGAGCCACCAGCAGTAAATGTAAATGTATTCTCATCAATGATTGTGCCTACAGTACGCGCACCATTTAAGTTGCCAGCATTAATCCCGCCAGTAGCAGAAGCCTCTTCAATTGTAATTGCCTCTCCACCAGAGAATCCATGATCCAACATAGTTACTTCTACAGTTGAACTGCCATCAATAGTGCGCAATGGATTCAGAACAGTAAGTCTGCGGCGAAGAGAGTCAACAATATCACCAGTCGCTTGTGTGGCAGATTGAACACTTGTTATTTCAACTTCTGATTCACCATATCGAATAACAACACCAACATGAGTAGAGTCTAAATAATTACCGCCAGTCTGTGTTCCAGTAGTATCCCAATAATCATCGCTTGTAGTAAATGTAACACCTGTTCCAGTTGAGGCAGAAGGATCAAGTGTAACATCAGTAGATTGGAACCTAGAATAAGGTTGATAAGTAACTTTGTTATCTGCTCTCTGGTCAAACGTGTAAGGTGTTATCTCAAAGCTAGTTAGGCCAGTACGGATTAGCATCCGAGGCGCAAACAAAGGATGGCAGATAAACATTACATCGCCATACTGAGCGTAAGTATATTCCTGCAAATAACTCTGATTAAATGGAAGTGTGTCTCCATTTGTATCCTGAGTAATTGTAGATACCAGTGTTACCGCACCACTTGTTTCTAGCTGAAAGCAGCGAACCTTTTGGTTCTCAACAGAGACTACATACTCTTCATTGTCATCAAAAATGAAGCGGAACAAATGTGATTGCGCAGGGTTGTTTGCGTCATAAGTCAAGCTGTAATCATAGATATGTTTAAGTCCATAACGCTTTTTAAGAGAACCTTCAGCAGTAACAATCATGTTTTCGACACGTTGAGCAGATGCTCCATAAACAGGAGAATCCGTTCTCATAATCAAGGAATCACTAACTTCACCAAACTGAAAGCTATTTTGGACTACTCTAACTTTCTGCATTAGCTACGCCTTTGTGCAATAAACCTCGATGTATTCAGCTTGCGAGTTGTCTGTTGCTGAGAATCTAAACGACGAGCGCGAGACATTTGAAGCTCGCCCTTCTGCTCCATCATCGATGCAAGTTGAGCATCACGCGCAACGGAAACAGCCAACATAGCAGCAACCTGAAACTCTACAGCAATAGTAAAGTAAGGAGGCCAGTTGGATTCATCAGCGCGGAAAATGTAGTCAGCAATAACTACATCATTCTCAGTTGCATCGCAGTAAACTTTATCACCATAGGTGTCATACATGATTGGCTCATCACCTATGGTCACTGCACTCAACATAATCAAATCATTTGGTAGTTGGTAAGCAGCATCAAAGCGACCTGTTGGGGCCGCTTCTAATCTGGATAGTTGTGCCTGATTGGTGGCAAATCGCCAGCGAGTATTTGTAAGCGCAGCTCGAGCAATGTCCTCATACATTGCATCAACAACGTCAGCTTCAGTCGTTCCCTCTGAGAAGGACTGAATAGGACTGCCTCCCATGAGAATGGAGGCGCGAGAACATATCTTAATTGCAGTATTTGCTGGCATGTAAAGTTGGGGGCCGAAGCCCCCATCCCTATTAGTCTGTGTCGGTTGCAGTGACCGTCAAACCGTCGGTCACATCGATTGCTGATGCAGACACATCCTTAGCATACAAGATGCTAACA